CGGATATGTAACAGGCGACACGTCATACAATTTAACTGATTGCAGTTCTATAATATCTGGTTCATCTTCGTTACCTTCAATAAAAATTCTCCTTTCTGGAATGAATGCAAAGCTAGAACCGGATAGCCACCCTTTAGCTATCTTACTAATTATTCGTACATGGTCTTGATCATTTTCATCAATAGGAAATTCATAATATAAACCCTTATCATCTTCTTTTAACGTTAATCCATTTCCTACCCTAGAAAGCAACAAATTAGGGTCATGGTTATACAACGCCCTAACATCGTCTTTTTCTTTAATCGCTCTTTTGAACGCACCCTTTTTAATTCTTTCTTTTAGATCTTTCCATAAATGATACTCAGTGCCAGGTTCATTTTCGCGATAGAACACTGCCGCATAACCCTGAATGTACCTTGTGCCATCTGCCCGTGTTTCAATACATACTTGTCCATTAGTAAATCTTTTTTCCATACTACACCTCTTTTCGCATCAATTGAGAAACTAATAACTCTACATCAGACAATCTTTTAACCATTGCCATATCGACCAATTGCACTAACTGATCTTGTCTAACTAATCCAGCTATGTCATTTAATTCTGTTCGTACACTCATTAACCATTTGTCAAATACTTCTCCAGTTTTTGATTCAGTTGATTGTTCACAAATCAACTTAGTAAGTCTAACCGTAGGGTCCACTATGCTAACTAAAACATCAAGATTATCTTGATACATTTCATCAAGTAGCCATGTCATAAAACGCTTTCCGTTTATTGACTTTGCTCTTGCTTGTGTTCCTATCCTGTTTACACATCTATTAACTGTGTAACGTAGTTGCTCATAAGTAAGTGTTTTAATTTTTTTCTGTTTCTCCAAATAACTATTTTCCTGTTTCTCTTGCGAGTCTTTTTCTTTTTTTTCTTTGTCATTATCACTGCCATTACCATTACCATTACCATTATCACTTTCGCCAGCTACGTACACATTTTGCGGTATAAAAAAACCTTCACCTAGGTTATCTGGTATAGGATTCATTTCTTCTTTATTTCTGACTTCATCCCTTGATAGCCAACCACCTAGAACCGCTTTATTGTACCCTTCTATCTTAGTTGCGAATGCCACTTGAACAAGAGAATTTCTATTGAAACGAATTGAATAACTATCATTCAATTTCTCTTGCTCAGTGAGTAACTTAAATTCACACTCACTTTCCCAAGCAACAAACCACGGGTCAAATGCTTCATCTAATGTGTTTTGGTTTTCCTGTTCTAATGAGTTATAACTACTCTTTGCATTATCCCCTAATTTACTTGATGGAAGAAACAGCAAGTTAGCTAACATTCGTAAATCAAATTCGCGTGATTGAATAAACTGACTGTCGTCGTGAGACATTCCCAAAGGTTTAGCTTCAGCACCATTTTCTAAAATAGCTGGAATATGACTACGCTCTAACCCTTGATGCACCTTTCCTAATCTCTTTCTAAATTCCTGTACTGCCTCATTGTCTTTGAATCTCCACGGTACTTGAATAATCCAACCCGGACGCATTGCGTTTTTGAAAAAGTATGCTTGGTTTTTTTCATATGCAATGTTCAAACCCAAACACTCTTTAAGTAGATCAATAACGCTATACCCTGTTATTCCATCGAAAGACAATCCCTTAATATGTAACATATTCATTACATTGATTCGTCTTGTTTCTCCAGATTGCAATTGTACAACATAAACTAATTTTCCATTTTCCAATAACGGCACAACGCAATTTGGATTCAACCAAATCAATGCGATAGGTTCATTAAATCCATTACGCACAATATAGGCAAAACCGTTTCCATAATTAAGAGTGTTCCCCATTATTGCTAATTTCAAATTGAAAGCAGACATAGGACAATCTAATGAATCACCAGATGCAACTTTCTTTAGCAAACCCCATACCTTATGCTCTTTTGCTTCCCTCTTACCTTCTGGATATATTTTCTGAGACAATACCAAAGGAGTTTTGGCAATACCTCTGCAAATTAAATTTACACCTTTCCAATACGCTGGTATACCTAATGCTTTAGTAGAGTTAATTACTTCACCAGTTGCAGACTTATTATTGCCACCTAACAAATCAAAAGCACTACTAAGTGGCACTGACGGAGATTCAATACTACCTCTTTGCAATACATTCAAAATCGCTTCAGTTAACATTGTCTTTTTTCCTTTTTTGATTACCTAACAACAAACATATACCAATTATCACCAAGCCACCAATAATCAAACTTAGCGGATAATAAATAAGAAATATCCCATAGATACATAATACCACCCCGCAAAAAATTCCAATATCTAACATCATTTCTGCCATCCATCATTTTCAAAATTTCTTTTCTTTAGCAGAAACGTCAAATACCTTTGTTCCCTTTCAATTGCCTGCACATCAAATTCAGCTTGGTCAAAATATCTTGTAACCGTCTGTTCTGTTAATTGATAAATATGGTCTATCTTAGTTGCCAATTGTCTAGACATTAAATTAGCTAACCAATTATGATCTATGCAATCTATCAAAACAAAACCGCCATCACAAAGCATCGTATGTATCTTCTTTAAAGTAAGTTTAATGGACCAAACATGTTCGATTGTTTTAAGCATGCTAATAAAAACAAATTGATTGTTATGTGTNCCATGTTGGTTATATGTTTCAATACTATCTGTTAAAGCTACTGTTCCTAATTTTTGTGCCTCATTTATTTCTTCAACAGATGGGTCAATCACTGTTGGGGAAAACTCAAACACATTAGTACATTGTCTAGCAAAAGTTCCTGTAGAGCCACCAATATCTAACATATCCCCTTTTAAATAATCTTTTGGCAAATGCCGTTTAAGAAAGTCACACAATTGACTAGCTTGTGCTTGCCGAACCCTATCTAATATTTTCTTACTTTCTCCTCTCTGGTTGAACGCATCAACAAGTTTCCTATACCACTTTGCATAAAATTCAGCATAACCTTCCATAGTCATTCTAGGAGAAATAAAAATCAATCCGCAATTAAGACATTTCAAACTACGAACAGGAAACCCGTATCTATCCTGATGCGAATATGTTTGTGTCTTAAGATCACTACACAAATCACATTCAACTATGTCTACTTTTGAATATGCTGAATAATTAAAACCAGTTGCTTTCACTTTACGCATAACTGCTAATTTGTTGTCAGCTAATGAGCATCCTGTTTCTGTTCGTAACTCTTCCATTTAGTAAACACCTCTTCCATCATAATACATATTCTCAATCACATTTCGCCTAGCATAGGCCATGACAGAACTAACGCAACTATCTATCGTTCTTATATCGTGTTTTTCCCTACGCTCTGGTTTAATTCTTCCACCCTTATCAGTGTAACATAAACAATGAGAAAACTGCCATGCCATTACCTTGTTTCCGTTATGATGCATAGAACCGTTTATAACTTGCCGTTCAAATTCTTCAGTAGGCTCAGCATAGTTAGAAATAGTTTGACCAAAACTCATTCGGTTACATCGCAACCTTTCAGATAACGTTTGAGTGAAATGTTCAGCATTATATGGGTCGAAAATTATCTCAACTAAATTTATGTTTAGTTCATCAATCTTTTCACAAATAAAATCCATTACAAATTTGTAATCACATACAGAACCTTCGGTAACTATCAAATCACCATTGTCCACCCATTGCTTAACTATATGCAATATCCTAGTTAATTCTTCAACCCTTGTTTGTGGTAAGAAAGTAAACGGCAACAAAAAAACATTACCTTGTTTATCGTAGTCTGGAAACATGAAAACTAAACTAGTCATATCTTTAGTTTTTGCCAAGTCTATTCCCATTGTNCAATAGCAACCAGATAATTCTTTAAGATCAAACTCTCTTTTATTTCCATCCCATGTACTTGGATCAATCCAAACTTTAGAAGTGGCACACCAAATATTTAACCTTCTTCGTTTGAAATTTGGAATATCAGATGGTTTATTTTTCAATCCATTATAGGCTGCCCTAAATTCCTCAATTTTTATTGTATATCCTAATGACGGATTTACTTTTTTCCATTCCAATTCCTCTTGCCATTTCTTTTCATCTGCCTCATAAATAACAGGTAAATACGATATATCTTCAATTATTCCAGATTCTACACCTCTAGCATAATCATGTTGTTCTCTACAAATGCTTTGCATATCTTCGCCAGCGGTAGTGATAACAAACTTTAATGGTTGATCCCTACTTACAAAACCATACTCTAACGCATCCCAAACTTCCCTACCACGCCATACATGCAATTCATCGATAATAGCACAATGAATATTGTATCCCTCTTTGCCAGCTATCGTACTTGACATGGCTCGATAAACACCATGGTTTCCGGGGAAAGCTATTGCCTTAGTTGTGCGGTTAATCTTAGTTATTGCTTTGAGAATCTGGCTGGATTCAACCATGTTAATAGCTTCATTATGTACTATGCTTGCTTGCTCAGTATCAGTTGCACAACTGTATACTTCCGATCCAGGTTCTCCATCAAAACATAATGCTGAGACACCTATTACAGCAGCAAGAGTACTCTTGCCATTTTTCTTTGGTACTTCAATATATACATTGCGAAATCGTCGAAATCCATCTGGTCGAATCCATCCATACATAGGATAAACTATCCTTTCCAGTTGCCATTTCAACGGTTCAAATGATTTTCCAGACCATTTTCCTTTACTATGTTTTAGGTGTTTTCGCCAGCAATCTAGAAAATATTTAGGATAACGTTCATCAAATCGACATCCCTGAGCCACCGCC